ACTTGGGGTCGTTATGAATCTCTTCTGAACCATGTTGAAAGATTTCGTATGTGTGTGTCTTTGGAAACAAACCAGTTGCACGATATGTCTTTGTATTAAAGAAGTCGGCAAACTCATGGTACTTTGTGCGACCAGGAGTTGTTGAATGGTCTGTATTTGGGTCAGTACCGATGTAATGAATGTTTCGTTCATCATCAACAGATAGGGCGCCCAACAATCTACCACCCCAACCAGAAGATGGGTCATAGAGATTAATTTGTTCTTGTGTTTTGATATGGTCTGTATATCTTTCATACAGATACTTTGCAGTCAAAGGTGGAAAGTTAACTGCATATTGACAGAATGAAATGCGGAATGCCTTCAGACCAACAGGAAATAACTTCTGACCTTTTTCATAGATTCGAATACGAAATAGTTGTGCATCTTTGTGGTCAACATTCGTTGTGCAATTAGCTGGAATGAATCCAGGATTACTCGCATGTAGTTGTAACAATTCATCTTTAGTAATTCGCAAATAAGTCTGGTCTTTTAAATCTTCATTGTAACCAGTATACTCTTTATCACCTGCATTAGGTTCTAACCAGTAATCATGTGTATCATATGCTCTTGCCTTAGTTTCAAACCAAGTTATGAATTCATTTGTTGAAGTTGCACGAAAGTTCAATGAACCAATTGCAATCACTTGATTTAATTTAATCGGTGTTGAATAGTGGTAGAAAGAATCTCTTTTGAAATGCCGTGATGCATATGTAATGAATGTATCTAACAACTCATCTTTGGCGAAGTAATCATAAATTGATTTGCCACTATTCACATCGGCAGTATAGTTGATGCGAGTTTTCATCATGGTTGGAAACCATTGATTGACTGCATTGCCAATTACACTTGTATTACGAATAACATCTGCATCACCTGTAAGTTCATCTTTAACAAGGAACTTATGTACAGGAAAAGAAGTCATCTCATTAAACTGGTCAATGATTTCTTGTTCGTCATATCCAACTCTCGGTGGTTGACCTTTTTCATCCCACAGAGACACAATTGTTTTACGAAGTTGAATAGCCCATTCACGAAATTCTTCTTTGCTCATGGCAAGAATCTCTTCAAACTTTTTGTTTGGTTCTGATTCTAGTAACTCTCTATTCTTTTCGTAAAAGTATTTCATTATTTTCCGTTTTCAATTTTATAAACAACACCTGGAATATTACCATCAGCCCAACTTATATCACTCACATTAACCATGCCGTTCTTTTCATAGAACCCTCTTGCTCTAGGATTCTCTGCACGGACAGTTAACCAAACAACTTTATGCATTGAGAAAAACTCTTTCAATACTTTTGTTGCGTTACCTGAACCCTGTTCAATAGTAACAATCTGCCCAATGTGTGCATCACCCTTTTGTGCTTCTACTTTGCCTATCTTTTGTTTTCTCTTATAGACACCAAACACAATCACAACACCATCTTGTAAAATAACATTGTTTGTCTCAATCTTTCGTTTGAGGTAATCTTGCCGTATATGAGGAAAGTAAGCCTTTCTATACGGTGCGAATATAGATTCTATCACAGATAAGTCATCAATAGTGGCAATATTCATTTCTTCTTATCCATCTTTTTGGCATTTTTCTGAATTCGAACAAGTTGTTTTACCAACTTACCTTGTCTCTGTCTTGCCATTTGAATTGCCAAAGGACCTGCATGGTCAATAAACTTAACACCATTCATGTGGTCTAATTCATGTAAGAAACATCTTGCAGTTAGTCCTTCCATTCTGATTTGTTTAAATGCACCTGTCTCATCATAGAACTCAACATCAGCCCAAGTTGGTCGCTCAACTTTCAAAAACATGGCAGGAAAAGATAAACAACCTTCATTGTCTTTTGATATATCTTCCGACTGAGCAATCACTTTTGGATTAATACAAGCAATTTGAAAATGTTCTGTACCAATAACAAATACTCTTTGCATAATGCCACATTGATTTGCTGATAGACCAACTCCATTATAGAGTTTCATTGTCATCTTTAATCTAGCAACAAGATTTTTCATTGTTGGATTTGGTATTGCGTCTGTGTACTCAGGAATAGCGACACTCAACATTGGATGATTTTCACCATATAATCTTAATGGTTCTAATATCTCTTCTGTTACGATGCCCGATGTGGTATCAATCGTTAATAATTCACTCATCTTTTTTCACCCAATCCTCTGCATAAATTTCTGCATCTTCTTCACTATTAAATCTGGCTGTATAGTATACACCAGAAGCATTCTTTACTGTGGCAAAGTATCCGTCTGCATCTTTAAATACTCCTGCCTCCGTTTTGTCACCAAAATATTTACTCAATTCTCTCATTTTAATATCCTCGAAAAATTCTTTTCTTTAGCGAACTTGATTACATTACTAAACTTGTCTTGTAGAATATCACCCTTATGTGAGATAACAAACAAATTAACACCATCTAGCATATGTAGGATTTTCATCAACTCTTCTGTGCCAGTAGTATCTAGGCTTGAATCAAACACTTCATCAAGTATCAACAAATTGGTATTAGAAGAGTTCTTCAACTTAGCAACGGCACGCCAAGTTAACATTAATGCCATATCAATTCGTTGTTTTTCACCTTCAGAGAAATTGTTATAAGTAAACTCATCTCTGTGCCTAGATTTAATAGTCTCTTTGAATGATTCGTCAAGGTTAAAATTAACAAAGAAATCCAAGGAGGCTAAATACTTATTGACCAACTTGTTTATGATTGGTAAATACTGTTTAATAATCTTGGTCTTAATACCCGTATCTTTTAACAAACCAGAAGCGACTTCATAATATGTTTTATCTTGTATTAGCACTTTCAACTCTTCTTGCAATTGAGACAAAGAATCCTTTAATTCTTTTAAGTCTTGTTGTTCTTTCTCTGACACTACTTTCAACTGCTTAAGTTCTTCAATTTGTTTCTGTAACTTGGTGATATATTTGTTTGTCTCATTTATAGAAGTATTGTTTGTTGCAATCTTAATTTGTAGTGCTTGAATTTTCTTCTGCACTTCATTAATCGAATTAAGCTTATTCTGTTCTGCCAATAACTTCTTCTCTAATTCAGAGAGACCGTGTTCACACTCAGCCGCTTTGGTCGAAAGGTTGGCAATCTCCGTCTCTTTAAACCCGATGGCAATGGTTTGCCTGCAGGTTGGACAATCGTCATTATGTTGAAAGAAACTGATATCTTTTCTATATTTGGATACTGTGCTTTCAATTTGCGATTCAAGTTTTGTAATAGTCTTGAGTTTATTCTCAACTGAAGTCTTCTCTTCCACAGAGGCTTGGTGTGTAGCAACTTCTGTGATGAGTTTTGCAGTCTCGTCATGCAGGGTCTGTATAACACTCTGATTACTTCGTACCTCTTTATCATACTCAGTCACCCTATCATCATTGTTTTGTTTTAACTCTTTGATATATTTTTCTTGTAACTCAAACTTCTGTTGAGACAAGTCAATGTCATATTTTTTAGATGTAGTTGAATCTTTGTTACCAGATAATTTTTCTCTAAGAATACCATTCATTGTGGAGAAGATTTGAATATCTAACAAGTCTTCAATGATTGCTCTTCGGTCAGAAGCTGACAACTGCATGAATGGAACAAATGATGCCGAACCAAGAATAACAATCTGTGTAAACGATTTGTAGTTTAACTTGAGAATTGTTTTCTCTAAGATTTCTTGATAGTCTCTCGCAGCAGCATCTTGATTCAACAACTCACCGTTCTGATAGATTTCAAACACATTTGGTTTGATACCTCTAACGACTTTGTATGATTTGTTGTTTGTATCAAACTCAATTTCAATAACACAATCTTTGCCATTGATTGAATTCAACAGACTAGGTTTGTTGATGTTACGAAATGCTTTGCCAAACAGACCAAAACACAACGCATCAAGCATTGTTGACTTACCAGAACCGTTCTCACCAACAACTAGTGTGTTTTGATTGTTGTCTAATTTTATTTCAGTAAAATAATTACCAGTAGAAAGAAGATTCTTCCACCGAACATAACGAAATACTATCATTCAGTTTTTTCCGTATTCAATGCCTCAACATATAGTTCACGCATCAGAGTTTTTAATTTTTCACCCTCAACATTTAATGTTAGGTTGTCAATATACTTAGATAAGATTGTCATCGTATCTTCAGCTTGGTCAATAATTTCTTGGTCAACATCAATGAGTGTATCAGTAAAATCTTCCACGATTGATAAATCTGCAACACCTGCCTTGTAGATGTTATCTAACACACTATCAAATAAAAATGGATTTTGTTTATTCAATACAACCACTTTGACAAAACAATCTTTTAGTGGTGCATAGTCATAGTTTTTCCATGCCTCAAAATCATTACTTGAATCGTCATACATGATTTTATGAAACATCTTATATGGATTCAAAATGAATTCAATCTCTCTTGTCTCAGTATCAAACACATGAAATCCTCTTGGGTCATTATAATCAGCCCATGTCATTTCATATTGATTGCCGAGATATGTGATATTGCCATTTGTTGATTTGTGATGGAAGTGACCAGACAATACGATATCAAATCTATCAAATAGTTTTCTATCCAATCCTTCGTGACAGATGTTGCCTCGATCCATTTCAAAACCTGCAATCTCAAAATGACCAAATACAACTTCAACAGGTGCAGTCTTTAAAAACTCCATTGACTGTTCATAGTTATCTTCACAAATCCAAGGCATCAATAGAATATCAACACCATCAAATGTAACTATCTTTGGATCGGTGTAGATGAACGGCTCATGTACACCGTCATAAGTTGAACAAAGATTATGAATTGCATTTACTTTGTTTGTGTTCTTATAATAGGTGTCGTGATTACCAATCATAATATGGGTATCAATACCTTCTGACCAGAATCGTTTCATAAATCGATTTTGAAAATCAGATGCCGTATTATGATTAATAAACTTTCTTCTATCAACAACATCACCTAAATGAATAAGCGTAGTAATGTTATGCTCTTTCAAATAAGGAAAGAATATGTTTTCCCAAAACTTGAAAAAGTATTGATTGAATACTTGACTGTCACCTCTCGCACCGAAATGCGTATCGTTCACTAAAGCTATCTTCATTTACCTACAATCTAAAAATAATTTGCACCATGTAATAATAACACAAGTTTATAGGTTTGTCAAGGGTTGTTCAGGCAATTCTTCCAAGAACTTTTCAACACCCTTAGTCTTGCCTTCTTTTTTCTTTTTCTTAGCTTCTTCAAAGGTGTGAATGAACTCTGAAATGTTATCGTATAATTGGAACTGTTTCATGTTGCCGTCTGAGTCTTCAAACATTTCATTCTCACCAAGCAAACCAAACTGTTCTGTTGCCTTGTACTTAACATATAGTTGTTTCTTCTCTTTCATAATTCTACGGAGAAAGGCATAGTAAATGATTTGGGTAAAGTATGCAAATGGATTCTTTGATTTAAGTGGATCAAAGTTTCTAAAATACATAAGGCAGTTTTCAATACCATCGGCAATCATTTCATCTCTAAATGAGTATGATATGAAGTTAGGTTTCCTTGAAAGATGTTCTGCAATCTTTAAGAAACATTCCCCAATGTAATTGGGAATCTGTGGGTCTTCTTTTTCTGCTGCTTTGGCAACATCGCATTTCTCTTTATATACAATCAACGCATCTAAAAAGTCGGCATTGTTTACATAATGTTTTGGTTTCTTCTCACTCATATTTCTTCCTTTTATTTAGCTTGACATCGTACTTGACAACTGTTAACATGGCGGTGTCCCCGTTAGATGATACATTAGCTTCCACATCAATGTAACCTGTTAGTCTTCTTACGATTAATAATCTCAACAACATCTTCCTTAGTTAAGTCGCCCTCAGGGTCTTCATCCTCATCTTCCTCT